ATTGCAGATAACAAACTGCCTGATGATTATGAAAGAAAGATAGACGATTTGAAGACAAATGGTGATGACACGATCAGTGATGTTAAGGACGCAATGGCTGGTAATGGAGGAGATATAGACGCTACACCTTCTTATGCAATGAAGATTGAAAGAAGTAAGGAAGACTATGAGATAAATGAAACCATATCTACTGGACTTAAGAAAGTGTTTAGAAGAATGGCTGAAATGCCAAAGACCAAGATAGGATATGATGGTGAAGAGATAGATATTGAAACATATATTGACAATAAAGCTAGGGGGTATGACCTAACAAAATGCTTCTTAGACAAAAGATATGCACGGGGTGCTTCTATTGTTATCAGTATTGATGGTAGTGCTAGTATGGCTGGATATGCTATAGACCATGTAAGAAACTTGGTGGCAACACTATATGACTCTGTAAAAGAGTATCCAAACATAGACATGAAAGCTAACATATGGTCTAGTAATAGTAGAGGTGATGTAGGTATAACTGACATAAACAGTTTAAAAGACTGTAAAAACATATCTGTGTATAATCAAATGCATTGTGCACAAACACCAACACACTTGGCTTTGGATTACTCTGCAAGACAGGTAAAGAAGATGAAAGGCAGAAAGAAACTGGTTATAATGCTCACCGATGGACTTCCAAACTATTCAAATAACCACTACAAGATGAGTAGAACACAGAATATGAAGATGACACAGAAAGCACTTCTTAAACTAAGAAGAGCCACACCACATATTATGGTAATACTGATTGGTGGTAGATGGGGTGCTAAAGAATATATGGAGAACATATTTGGAAAGAGAAGACTGATGACAGTATCTTCAATAGATTTGGCTGCAGATAGGGTAATAAGTGAGTTCAAGGCTCTAGTAACAAAGTCACTCCAATAATTTTTTTGTTAACTGCTAATAACCTTTATTAACCCCTTGCTAGTAAGACTTATATACATGTGTATAGAATATATAACATGCAGGAATTATTAAGTAAAAAAGAATATGATCAAAGATGCAAAGACGTTATATACAAATTACAATCAAAGGAGGAGAGGGGAGTATCATTGACTTTTAATAAGGATAAAATTATAAAGAATATTATGTCTTTGGAGAATGTATTATTTATGCCACAACACATACCAAAGGGAACTAAAGAAGACCCTAACAATCCAGATTTCAAGACATTCACACAGGAGGAAAAAGACGCTTGTTGGTGTTCTAATTGTAGGTATCCATTTGAATATTGGAATAAAAAGGAATTAATTTATCTATTAAACCGTCTAAGAGATTTAGAGGAAATGGAAAAGAATCCTGTATGACATTTACAGAGAGAGAGAAATTCATCTATCACGCTGCAACTTTAATGACTATGCAGATAATGTCAAAAGAATTTAATTTAACTCCTATTGACGTACATAAGTTAATTTCTTTAATTAGAAATAATAGGTGTAGACAATTAAAAGATGATCAGATAGATAATATATATGATGATGTAGAGGAAGAAGTGATGTTAGCAAACGCTGTTTATGAATTAAAGGACGGAGAGGTGTTCACACGTTGATGGACACTAACGTGCAATTTGACATAAAAGATAGTCCAAAGACCCTACCCTTTTGTTACATATGTCTTGCAAGTATTGATAAAATATGTCAGCATGAAAGAATAATACTATGCGACAAATGTTATAAAAAAGTAAACAAGATGATGAAAGATGTGTAACGGTATATGTTCAAGATTTCAGAAATTCATAGGTTATGATAATCATTATTGCCAAGGCTGTGCAAAGTTTATCAATAAAAAATATCTTGTTAGAGAATCAAAAACATTTGGTAGGTTAAGATGTACTTGTTGTAATGGTTTAGTTAGAAACAAACCTAGACGCTATAAGATTTCTTCAGCCCAAGCCATATGAAATATTAATTTCTCTTCTTGTACTTCGTCCATGTCATCTGTTTCACCGTTCTTGGCAAGACAGAAGTGAATAATCTCATGTTGAATTGTCATGTAAAGATCACTTAAAGATTCATGATGATGAAGATATATAAGACATCTATCTGTCTGGTCATAATAACAACCTCTATCCTCACCCACTATTTTAAAGTCACATAGACATTTATCATGGCTCATGTAAACCAAAACTCTTATTAATAATTAAACTTTCTCATCACTATGGGAATATCTGGTTTCTTGGATTGGTATGAAAGACATATGACTAAGAGCCTGATAATCTCTGCCGTAATCTTATATATGCAAATACCTCATAGTTGGTGGGCTTTGGAATGTGTGTTTGGTGGAGGCTATTTGCATGACCATGGTATGGTAGTAGACTTTTTTCTATATGGAATAGATACCCTAGAAATGATACCTATTATAGGCGTAACCGTTGCTATTATAGCCAAAGTTAGGCATAAAGTTTAAAAGCCTTTAAAACATTTATAAAGCATGTCTGATACAAGTGAAGAGGCAAATATTAGGTTAGATATAGTAGATGCATTTTATAATGGTTTAGATACTTTGATAGATGACGCATTTGAAAAGGATAAGATTAGTTATGGTGAAATAGAGGTTGCCTTTGTAAAAATGAATGATAAAATACTTCAGCAGAAAATAACTTTAATGCATCATTATTTAACGGACGAACATGATGATAAAGAAACTTCTGAACCAAAAGGTGAGCCCCATGGGCTATATAGATAGGAGGTGAATGGAATGAATTATGAGAAATTTGGAATTTGTGTAACATTACTAATTTTGGTATCATTTTGTGGAGTAGCAGGAATATCTTCAAGTGATTTTGATATAGGTGTAGGAGATTTTAAATTACCACAAATAAACGCAGGAACTAATACAAACAATGAAGGTTTCTACGAATATTGTTACAAGCTTAACATAGATAACTGTTAGAGTCCTACACGAGTAAGTGCTTCACGTACTTCTCTTCTGGACTCGTCATTTAATTTCTCCTTGAATAATTCTGGACAGTCATGAAACCAAAGATCAACAACAATACAATTACACCATTCTAACATTTGTTTTTGTACGGTGTCTCTTGCTGACTTTAGTATACCTGTATGATCACCACCCTGTACTCTGACACATACTGGATTAAAACCTGAGAACAGTACAATGTCTACAGTTTCTTTTTGCTGTCTTTCGGAAAGATCATCTATGAACTCATAGTTCATTAGATGTTTAAACTGTATCTGTGTGCTGTACTCTACGTCCCTTCCGTATATTTCCTTTAATACTTCTAGAGCAGTTTTTTCGCCTTTTCCTATTATGACTGTCATACTCTTTTGTTAACACCTCCCATTTTTTACCAGAACCTTTCACATTTATTACCAACACTATTAAATTCTTCTTACTCTTTAAAAACTCTTTGATTGGGTCTGCTTTAGCCCAAGAGTTTGTTTTTATCTGGATAAGAATGATTCTACCAACATCGTCAAAACATATACCATCAAATAAATTCCAAAGGTCTAATGCCCTGTACCATTCTCCTGTGGTATAAATTAAGTCAAGTCTTCTACCATGGGCTTTCAACCAAATATCATCATAACCATTTTTTAACAACCATAAAACTGCCTTTCGATTACTGGAACGCATTCTCTGACGGGTGTGCAACCTTTATATACCCCTCTTAAAGAAAATACGTGGCATCAATGCAGGAAAACGACTCGTTAAACCTCGCCACACTTTTAGAAGGTTGTAGTTCTTTATAGTAATGGTCTAGCCACATATTAATGTTACGTTTCAACTAGTATATAAATGTTCTAAGCCACTTCCCAATCATATTTACAATCAAGGCATAAATAGTAATCACGAAACACTCTTCTTTTTTTAAACTCAATCTTTTCTTTTAGACAGTTTGGGCATTTAACCATGACATTTACACTTACAATCCATCATTTCTGCGATGACTTCATCAGTACAATGACCACATTGAAAACAGCAATAACCTCTAGTCATCGTGGCATAAACAATCACAATCGGTATCTCTGAATGAAACTTCATCATAATGACCACATGCCAAACAATAAGTTCCGTGAGCTTCCGTAGGTTGATCTCCCTTCATCAATCGACTTTGTTTTCAATCCCTTTTATAGTTAACGTAAATTCTGCGTCAGCTTGTGGGTGTTCTGGACTATCTACCATTCTTGCTATACGTTTTTTACCTGATTTCTTGAAATATATCCTATATGTTGCTGCATGTCCCACTACATTACCTCCTATTGGTTTTACTGGGTCACCAAACATCACTGAAGGATCTGTCTGTACTTGGTTTGTATATACAACTGTTGTCTTAAAGTAGTATGATATATTTTTCAAATGAGTCATCAGTCTTGCTATCTGATTTTGTCTGTCAGCTAAAGTTCCTCTGCCCAAATATTCCTCTCTGAACTGTCCTATAGAACCGTCTATTACCACAAGTCTAGGTCTTTTCTCGTCCATTGTTTTTGATAATGCGTTAATTGTTCCCATCAATGCTTCTGTTTGTGGAGCATAGAAATATGTTATTCTGTTTAATGCATCTTCCATACTTTGTTTGTCAGTGACATACTCTCTTGATTTCATTATTTCAAGTATTCTGTTTGGACGAAAAGTATCTTCACAGTCTATCCACACCACATTCTCACCTTCTGATAAAGCCTGAGATGCTAATGTAAAACAAAATTGTGTCTTACCTGATCCAAATTCTCCATAGACTTCATATGTACATTCTGGCTTGACACCACCTGTCATAAGATCATCTACAGCACTACACTTGGTCTGTAAGGTAGGGGCATTTGACTGATATTCCATCAAGTCTACTACTCCCATGTCACTTTTTCTTATTAAATCATTATCTTCAAGTATCTTTTGTGCATTGAATACCCATTGGTCTGCTTTGGATTTTGTAACACCAGTGATTTCAGAAATTTCTCTGCCACCTCTTACACATATGTCGTGTAAAGATGATACACCAAAGTCCTCTAATTTTTTTGCTGTTACAGCACCGACACCTTCTAGTTGATTAATTTTCAAGTCTAGTATTGATTTTATTTCAGGTGACTCTAATTCAGTTTCTGGCATACTGTCTGTAGTGCCTTCTACTATATTAGTGTTCTCACTTTGTTTTTTTGTACGTCCCATCTGCCATCAACTTTATTGTGTTTGTGTTTTCCCATCTATGAAATAGTTTAGTAGCATCAAGATTAGTTACACCTTTCTCTTCTAATTTCTTCATGAACTCGGTTATGTCAACTTTACCTTCAGAGTCTGAACACTCTTGCCATATCTGGTGATATGTTTGTTCCTTTGACGCTCTGCCTGTAGTGAATAGTTTTGACTGTGTGCCTCCTGCCTTTAAGTCTATGTCGAAATTCATATA